CGGAGGCGGCTCATATTAAATTTGTATTTGAGTTTTTAACGTAATATTTATAATAAAATCAAAGGTTATATAAATGAAAAGTCAAGTCTTAGACAAAGGCTTTATTGAAGTTGTTGATTCATTAGGAGATGATTTAACAGTTGTCAATTCAGCCCGAGTATCATTCGGTAAAAGAAAAACAAAGTTCGATAAATCAGATGAAAGATTAGTTCGTTATCTAGCAAAACATAAACACTATTCTCCATTCAGACATCTACAGGTTCAGTTCCATATAAAAGCACCTGAGTTTGTGATGAGACAATGGTATAAGCATGTCGTTGGCATCGAAACATCATCATCTAGTTCTACGAAAGACCATGCATGGAATGAGATAAGTGGTAGGTATGTACCTGTTGAGGACTTCTATGTACCAGAAGTTTACAGAGCACAATCTGAAGATAATAAACAAGCATCAGAGGGTGAGGTGGAGAATCAATCAGATGCTCAGAAACTATGGATGGATGCACATTGGTATGTCGTTGGCTTCTACAATGATTTATTAGAGATGGGTATGGCAAAGGAACAGGCCAGAGCTATTCTACCTTTATCACAATACACAGAAGTTTATTGGACAGCATCATTTCAGGCGGTTATGAATTTCATAGAGTTACGAAATGAAAAAACCTCACAATGGGAAATACAAGAATATGCAAAAGTATTGTTAGAACAAATGAAAGAAGTGTTTCCAAAAACAACTGAACTATGGAGTGAAGCCCACAATTGGTAATAGTTGAATCTCGAAAAGAATGGGATGATTTTTTAGATAAGTTTAAATCAACTTCATCATTGATTGTACCTGTACAATGTGATGATAATAAACACCCTCTTACCACAAACTTATGTCTATTATATGTTGTTGAATTAGAAGACACTTTTGAGTATATTCTGCCTTTCAATCACACAGATACAATAAACTTAGATGTAGATTTATTAGGAGAGTTAGAAACAGATGAATCCGTATTCACTTATGATAAGAAAAAGTTGGCACATTTTCTCAAACTAAAAAATGTAAAAGACTTACAGATGTTGAAGTATCTGAAAAAGAATGAACCTTTGGTGATAGAGGATACCTTAACTAATGCACATGAACATTTTCATAGAATAAATTGGGGTAGGGAAAATCTAAATTGTGTCATACCTATTCTGAAACATTTACAGGCATGTAGAAAGGTTGTTGATATAGTTAAGAAATGTGTAATGTACAATACAGATGAACCTTATGATACCTATAATAATATCGTATTAGATAATCTACAACGCATAGAGAGTAATGGATTACAAACTACAGATGGTATGGTTTATTCAGAATACAATCCCTACACTGCTACAGGTCGGCCATCTAATAGATTCGGTGGTTTGAATTTTGCAGCATTGAATAAAAAAGACGGGAGTCGTAAAAAGTTTATAAGTAGGTTCGGTGGTAAAGGTATGTTGGTTGAGATGGATTACGATGCTTACCATTTAAGATTAATAGGCGATGTGATAGGTTACAAATTCCCTAATGGTTCTGTACATGAGCATATGGCGAAGTTCTATGGGGTTGGGTATGATGAGAGTAAAGGATTATCGTTTCAGTATTTGTACGGACACATACCTGAAGAGGTGTTGAAAATCAATCCATTCTTCGAAAAAGTACAGAAATATATAGATAAAGTTTGGTACACATTTAAAAAGGATAAATTTATATTATCTGATATTTATAATAAGAAGATATTTATGGAAAATCTGTCAGATATGAATAAGAATAAACTATTTAATTATCTTATTCAGCTAACAGAAACAGAAAACAATATGAAGGTATTATCTAAACTGATACCAAATATAGACAACTTCAAAAGTAGATTAGTTCTTTACAACTACGATAGTTTTCTGTTTGATTTTCACATAGAAGATGGTGTTGATTTTTTGAAGAGGGTTAAAGATGCTATCGAAGATGATGGTAAGTTTCCTGTTAAAATAGCAAAAGGTTGGAACTATCATGAAATGGAAGATATAACGGAGAAGTTCAAATGATTACAGACTTGAATAAAATATTAGTCGAATGGGCTTACCAGGTTAAAAATGGTAAACCAAATCACAAAAGTACCAGAGATTTAATTGTATTGGATTCTGTGTTAAAGGACTTCGGATGGAACTTGGTTGAAAGAAATGAATTAGTAAATAATTTAACAGAGGTAGATATAGTCAAAAATAAAGATAGTGGTAATATCTATACAGTTCAAAATGTTAATAAAGATAAACATACACTCATCAAAAAGAATGCTTCTGAAGATGATATAAAAAAGATAGAGAAAGATAAAGAAGATAAACCTGAAAAGAAAAACATCACTAAGGATTTTGCATCCGAAATAGATAAAGAGTATTACAGTAAAGAAGTCATACCAAGTGATGAAGAGTATGAAAAAACAAAACCACCTCAGTTACAGTTGAAAGAAGGAGCTGAACCTCTAAAATTTAGTGATGAGGAGATTGAATTTCTATCAGGTAATTATCCTAAAAAATATGTTAAGGTGTTAGAGAGGATTATGAACACTCAAAAAACTGGCACATTTGAACCCAATATTAAAAGTTTTACTGATGCTGCTGGTGCAGGACAAATATCATCTACTGCAGGGGAAATTTTAAGTATGATGACAATATCAATGACGGATGAACAAATGGGTTTACTAGAACAAAAATTAGGAGAACATTTTGATAATATAGATGATTCAATGTTCAAAAAAGGTTCTAAAAAAAGTAAATTAATAATTGATAGAGATTGGTTTGAGTCATCAAAAGGAGCTCGTATTACTACACATAGTAGATACGATGATATGTATGGAAAAGGGAATTGGAAAGTAACTGCTTCTTCATGGGATACTAAAAACGATGTGAGGGCTATGGGATTTGATTACTCTAAAAAAGGATTTTCAACTGATGCTTTTTTCAGACTTGATGTTAATGGTGAACAATTATTAGATGAAGTTTCTTTCAAAAAAGATTTAGAAATTACACTTGCACAACCATCCGTATCTACTGCTCTAAAATGGACATTGACTGATGAAGAAAAAGCAGAATATGATGATATGGTTAAACAGTTGGAACAAAAAGACGAAAATGGAAAAGACTTAATAAGAGGTAAAAAAAGAACTGAGTTAAACGCAAAAAAGAAAGAATTGTTGAATAAAAATATCGATATGTTAGGAGAGGGAAATCCTAAATTAGCTTCTAAAAAAGAACTTGACAATGCAATAAATATATTGGATAATATAACTGATGAACAACTAACTAAACTACAAAATCTTTCTGATGATGAAATAGAAAAATCTAAAGTAGATGCCAAAGGAAAAATATATCTGAAAAAAATGTCTGAATTATTGAAGAATATTGAACCACCAATGAGTAGGGAAAAACTACAACAGATAGAAAAAACTAAAGCTGTAAAAAACACCAAAAAAGCTGCATCTTTATTTAGTAAGGCATTAGGTAACAATGGTGATGATGCCATGAAAAAAGCATATCAAGACCACATAGGTATCGTCAAAAAAATGGGTGACCAATTTATTAAAAATCTTATAGATGTGCCTGAACTTTATGACGGTGTTATGTCGGATGTGAGAAAAAAATTCCCTTTAAAAAGTTTACTAGAAGGTGAGGAACGTATGTGTTTTGGGGGAGTTACTGCAGATGAGATAGTTTCTAAAGAAATATTTGGTACTGATAATTATGATGAAATAGAACAGAAACTAAAAGTATTACCACCAGACCCAAGTAAAAAAGGTGATACAAAATATGAAAAGTTTAGGTTGGGTTATCAAGCAGAAGCAGGTGGAAAAGAGGTAATAGTCGCAGATATGTATGTTAGACAAAGAGGATTAGGCTATTCAGAGTCACCTAATTTCTCTATGGAAATTGCAGATGATTTTAAAGAAGAAATAGTAAAAACAAATCAAAAACTTGGAAGAGAAATATACGATCCATATGTAGGTGCGAAATCATTTATTAAAAAATATGGAAATGAATAATGAGAACACAATTACTATGTACATTTGCAATTAGGTCTCGTATCGAAGACATCACTAGAATTATTATGGAATGTAATGATATACTATACAATAAAATATATGTATTTGAAAATCTAAATGACGATAGTCAATTAATCTGTACATATAATGTTTCATATGAGGATGGACATTTATCAGAGGATATTCCTAACACTATATCTTTACATAGAAAGAAGCAAACAAACACATTGTATTCAATTAATGCACTTAATGAGGTTATCAGAAGTCTAAACAATGGTGTGTTAGATAAAAAGTTTCCTGTACCTTGGGAACAATACAGTAATACCTTACTACTTACAAACGAAAATGGCCTCAATAAAATCCCAACAAAACTTTATCGAATTATTAACACAAAAGCGTAAAAAAAATTGTATTTAACTAAAAAGTTATATACTTATTATTGGTTACGATAGTAACTTAAAATTAACAATTAACAAATTATATTAGGAGAATAACAAATGGATATTAATTCTATTCGCAAGCGTCTTAATCAATTACAGACAACAAATAATAGAACATCAAACTTATGGAAACCACAACCAGGTAAACAGGTGATTCGTGTGGTGCCTTACTTACACAATAAAGATAATCCTTTTATCGAATTGTTTTTTCATTTTGGTTTGAATAATAAATCCTATCTTTCACCTATTTCATTTGGTCGTCCAGACCCAATTGAAGAGTTTGCTCAGAAATTAAAACAGAGTGGTAACAGAGAAGAGTATCAGATGGCTCGTAAGTTAGAAGCTAAGATGAGAACTTTTGCACCTGTTATTGTTCGTGGTGAGGAAACGCAAGGTGTTCGTTTTTGGGGATTTGGTAAAACTGTTTACCAAGAACTACTTTCAGTAATCGCAGATCCAGACTATGGTGATATTACCGATCCTGTAAATGGTCGTGATGTATCAGTAGAGTTTATAACTGCTGAAGAGAGTGGTGCTTCTTTTCCAAAGACATCAATTCGTGTAAAACCAAATCAAACTCCAATCGTTAGTGATAAAGCTCAACTTGAAAACATATTGGAAAACCAAAAAGACATTACTGAATTATATCAGGAAAGGTCTTACGAAGAACTTACAGAAGTTCTGAATGAATGGTTGAATCCTGATGATTCCTCTGTTGAAGAATCAAAAGAAGAAACCGTTGCTCCAGCTTCTCTAGCAACATCTACTTCTGTAGAAGATGCTAGTTCCGCATTTGACGAGTTATTCAGTAAGTAATCACTAAGTGGGTGTTGAAGCCAACACTAATAAAACCGAGTGTGTGA